CAATAGATTTTATTGTTGAAAAGTTAGAGACAAACTCCAATCAAGAAGATATGTTGAAACTTATGACTGCAGGTATAAGTGTTCAAGAGCTTGTTAGCCAATTATCTTTTAAAGGTTTTATGAAAGGTACATTTAATCCAGATGTTGCTGAGTTAATAAAACCTGCTATAGCTATGTATCTTTTACAACTTGGATTTTCTAACGGTATAACTCCACGTTTATTTGTAAATGAAGAAGAAGACAAACCTAGAGTTTCAGACAGAACTTTCTTTTCTATAATGCAACAACGTAACCCTGAATTATTCAACGCCATGAATGAAGAGATAAATGAAGAAGCTAGACTACAAGAAAAAAGTTTAGCCAATGAAGCTAGTGCCATGATGATTGTAGCTCCTGCAGAAGATCCAGATAGTGAGGGTGGATTTTTAAGGAATGTAGAAGAATCAAAAGACGAAGAAGGGATGATGTAAAATGGTAAATCCTTTATTATTGACTGCATTTGCAGTATCAAAAGGTATAAAATCTAAAAGGGATCGAGAAAAAGCCGTTAAAGCAGCAGAGCTTGAACAACAGGCTAAAACTGCAATTACCAATGTTATAAAAACGGCAGATGGCAGAATTGCAAATCTTAAAGCAGGAGAGAAGTTACCTGCAGGTAGTGAAATTATGGGATTTTTTAGAGGAAACTCTGATAAACTAATAGAAATACCTAAAGATGAAAGGCTTGCCAATCAGTTATTCGTAAACCCTGCAAATGAGTCAGGCCCATTAATCACTAGAAAACAATTTAATGTTATTAACAAAGATAATGCTTATACTATAGGGCCAGTAGTTGCAAGTTTAGACTCTGAAGGTAAACCAGTTTATGTTAGTGGTTTTAAACATCCAACATTAAGAGAAACTATAAGCAAGCAGTATGGCACTAAAGTAAAAAATGTGTTTGTCCCACTAGCAGAAGGTGATACCACAACAACTGCTACACACAGTCGAAAAGTAACTAGAAATTTTAAAAATCAAATAATTAAAACCGAAGACGAAAAAAGTATAGTTGATGACAACGTGGTGTATATAGTAAAAAACTTACAAGATGATCAAGTTACAGAAGTTCCTAAACAACAGGCTTATCAAATGATTAACTCAAAGAAAGGTTTTATATTAGGAATAAGAAAAGTAGGTGAAGCTAGTGTAAGTAAATTCAATGCTATTGATCAAAAAAAAGATATGGATAGTGTGGTAAGAAACAAAGATATAACGTCTATCATAAATTTTTCTAAGGGCAGAAATCCAACAACAAATAAACTTAAAACAGATCCTGATCCGATGGTATTCTATAAGAACCAAGACGGTTTTGGAAATTTAGCAGAATTTAACAGACGACTTGAAAACGAAGAAGGACTTTTAGAACAAATAAATAGTAACAAAAATTTATTAAACACAGTTAGCAGTGTATTGACAACTCAACTTTTTTCTTTTTTTAGAGGAAAACCTGTAGGTCTTGACATTGAAGGAACAGTCGTCATGTCTCAACAGCAAGTCATGGATAAAGCTGACGCTGTTAGAAAAGTTAGAAATTTATTTAAAGGAATTGCTAACATAAAAGGAATAGAAAATATAGCAGCCATAGCCGCAGACGTAGAAGATCGAAAAATAAGTGAGTTTGTACTTAAAAACGGAGTAAGTGAAAATGAAATTCCTGTTGGTGTAATAAAAATTCCGACCGACATGGGCCTGTATTATACTACTCAAGGAGTTCCTAAAAAATACGAAGAGACTATTAACACAGTATCACAAGTCATGGGCGAGATTAAAAATATCAATCAGATACCTAGAAACATAGAAAAATTTGTAGTGTACAAAACGGATGACAAAGGTGAGCCACTTAGAACATTAACCAAAGATGGCAAGAAATTGCGACTCGTACCTGCAGATAATCAACCTCCTTTAGACTTTGTAGCTGAGTTAAGTAAAACTCGGTTAGGTGGAGGAGTAAAAGTAGGTAATAGATTTGCTACTCAGTTTGATGGATTTTTATCCTTGATACATCCTAGTTCAAAGAATCATCCAGTAGGCACTCTTAACCCTCAAGTAGAAGCAAGTATAAAAAGAAAATTTGCTGAACTTGTAGATTACGATATTGATAAAGCCATGAACTTAATTTCAGCATTTTCAGGAAATGAGTCAAGAGAGACAATAAGTATAATGAATCAATTATATGGTGGCAATATTATAACGAATAAAAAATTAAGAGAAGATATTAGAGCAAAAGCAGGTTCGGCTGAAAACGCTTTACTAACAGTATCAAGTATGAAAGCAACGTACTTTACAGAAGATGGTGTGCCTATTGATATAGGTTCAAGACAGGGTGAAGTAATTGTAACAGTTACAGGTGCAATACAATCGGCTGTGAAATATGGAAAGGGTGCTGTAAGTTTATTTAAAGGTGGCACAGTATACGACCTTGCTACAGCAAGTGATAATCAATTGGCAGAGAATCTTCAAGATCCTACTTTAAAATATGACAGTATAGGTGCTTTTTTTGGTAAAACTAAAAAAGGAGATGATGCAACAATAATATCGAATGAAGAGATGATGAAGAAGGAAAATGAAGCTGCACAAAGAAATAAAGCTAGATTTGAAAATGTAAAAAAATATTTATCAGGAGCAAAAGATATTGATTCTTTTGTAAAAAATTTAGATAGAGATACAAGGCAAGCATTAAAAGGTGAAAAATCAGCAGAGGTTATACGTAAACTTGCTATGAGACAGTACCATAAATTTATGCTTGCTTACCAACTTGCCGCTGCCATACAAGGTGGAACAGGAGGTAGAACAATATCTGACCAAGACGTAGAGAATATATTAAGAGCATTAAACTTTGGATTTTTTACTCCTGCATCAGTAGAACTGGCAGTTCTAGAAACAGCAGAAGACATGCTACAAACTATATATAAGTACAATAACGCACTACTAAGTTCAGATATAAACAAAGTCCACGCAGGTTTAAAAACAAGACAAATGCTAAAAGATCAAAAATCAGGAGCTTTGTTTAGAAAAGTTTATTCTTCAAGAGCTTTTGTTAACGCCCAACTTAGAGGAGCTATGAAAAGATTTGCAGGTCCTTTACCTAAGGGAGTTTCAGCTACGTATGAAACAGCTACAGAAGAGGAGCAAAGAGCATTTGATTTTAGAGAGAGGAATTTAAAAGGTTTATAATAATGTCTGAAAAAGAAATATTAACCACAACCATAGAAGAAAAAAAATCTGATTTAGCTACCCAAGTAGAAGGTGCGTTTAAAAGTATTGTAGATACAACTAGAGAACAAAGAACAAAAATAGGTTTCCCAGAAAGAAAAACTTTAACAAAAGGACCTTATGATGACGAAAGTGCAATCACAAAGATAGAGGAAACATATGAACCTTCTTTTGTCCCCGGAGTTAAGGACAAAGTTGACAGAAAAGTTTTTACTGATCAAAGAAAACTAATTAACTTTATTGATGTTAGAGATGTATTAGCGTTAAACAACAAAGAGATACAAGATGAAGTGATGGCATATAAAGGGTATATACCTGAAGGAACTGCTCCCGGAGCAGGCAAAGTAATACCTTTTCAAGGGACAACTATAGAAGAAAGAATAAAAGAATTAAATTTAGGTCAGGCTATTGCATTTGCAGATAAAGACAATAAACCCACTGCTATACCTTATGAATTAGGATTAGCTAAATACACAAAAGCTCCTCAAGGTTATAAAGCTGAAACTCTATTTGGTATTCCCATAGCACAAAAGATACAAGAAGCAACAGGGTTTCCTTTAGATCCAATAGGGGGTAAACTAGAATATGTAAAAAGGCTAAACGACAAGCTAATAAAAAAAGGTGTGAGTGCCAGAAGTCGTTACGGTATTATAAAATACAGAATGGATAAAGCTGATCAAGGTGTCTTAGACGCAGTATTTGATCCTGCTTTTAATGATTTTGTTAATATTAAAGGTTATTTAAAACGAGGTGTGAGAGATGTTATATCTGCACCTGCCTTCATACTTGGTGAAGTGTTCGATGTTATCAACCAAGAATATAATAAAACTTACACACCGTTCGGAGACATAGCAGATCCCATACCTGAAACTTTCATAGAAGACTCTGCAAAAAGAGATAAATTTTACGAAAGGTTCTTACCTGAACAAGCTTCACTAATACAAGATCATTTTGCAAACATGGGTGTAATAATAGATCTACCAACAGCAGATATGTTATCAAGAGATTTTAGCAATCTACCTAGTAGAGGTATAGCTGTTGGAGCAGAAATAGCTTTACCTACAAAAGGTATGACTCAAATACAAAAACTAAAAGCTGTTGGTATTACAGGCAAGGGTGGTGAACTTGCAAACTATGAAAAATTTAAAAAAGACCAATTAAAATTAAACAAAAACTTAACAGATGATCAACTGGTAAAAGCGTACAGTGAGATGAGAGCAACCCAAATCGGTAAAACAGATATGTTTAGTCCTGTATTTGAATTACCTGTTATAGGTAGCATAGGTAAAAAAATAAACGGTTTTGTTAATGGTGGCAAATTAGCTACAGGATTTGATATTAAAATGGCTACCGAAGCTGTTAAGGGTAGAAATCCTGCAATACTAGCAAGTCAAAATAGACTTGACAGTGCTGTATTAGATATTGAAAACTTTAAAAGCAAATACAGAAATAAAGAAATGGATGTGATTGCTCAAAAAGAATTACAAAGGCTTGAAAGTGTAGTTAAGGCAGAAAAGATAAGTCATAGAGCTATTGTACACGCTGAACACATACCAAAATTTATGAGAGATGTAGCAGGTCAAAATAAATACATGGTCGTAGGTTCTGCAGCGGCAGGGCAGTTAGCTGAAAACACAGAGGGTGATGTTGCTATATTTGAGATGATAGGTTTGTTTAGTGGATTGGTATACAGTCAAGGAAGAACCTTTCGAGCTACCATGAGAGCTATGAAAAATAATATAGGGCGTGAAACAACTACAGACGCACGTAAAACATTTGATCTAGCACAACAAATGGCTGAAAATATAAACACATTTAGTCCTGATTTCAGAGATGCACTGTTAGCTCGTATTAGATATTTCGATGAGTTACAACAGAATTTAATTAAATCAGGTGTTGACGAAAGATTGGTCAGTAGAAGTTTTTCACGACTATCAGGTTTAACAATTTTACAAACTCTTGAAGAAGCAGAAAGATTAGACATGAGTTCTAAAGATCTAAGACACTTTTCTAATCTAGAAAATTTACAAGGTGTGGTAGAAGAGAAACAAAAGTTGATTAGTGAGTTAGCAGGTATATCAACAAAATTAGCAACACTACCTAAAAGCAAAATGGATGATGCAGTTGTAGATCAATTCTACAACGTCATAAATGAGTCTTTAACTTACGGACAAGCTAGGTTAGATAAGTTAAGAAAAGATATTCAAGTCGTTGAAGATAATTTTAAATTAAGAGTAGAATCTTTTATAAAGGGTGACACCGAGATAGTTCCTGCTATAGGAGAAGATTCTGTGTTACAATTTAATGACGCATTAGAAAGTCTGTATCAAGTTGGTGTTAAAAAAGTTAATTTAAAATCTATAGCTGAACAAGTAAAAAAGACATCAGATACTTCAAAGGCAGTAGCAAACTCTGTAACCACTGCTGTAAATAAAATAAACAGTCAACATAGTTTACAAGAGACTTTACTCTTAGCAAAAAAAGTTACAGGTAGAAAAGATATAACAGCCAAGAAAAAAACTATACCTGCTTTTGAAAAAGGAGGTAATTTACTTGCTGTTCTTTTAGAAAATAACAAAAACAAAAGTTACCACTTATCAAGAACAAATTATAAAGTATTAGATAACACAAATTTTGTTGATAGATTAGGTAACGAGGTAGGTCGTGGTGCTAAAGCTGATGGTACTTTGATACTACGAAGCATATTCCAAAATGCAGATTTGATTGATTTTAAAGATATAGCAAACACATCCATCAATCAATCTAAAAGAGCAAGAGTTTTAAAAGCTCTTGAAGGAGTTGGAGATGAAACATTAGAACAAATTAGAAAAGGAACAAACCAAGAAACCATAATGGAAACGGTTAATGGTTTGTTAGCTGAAGCAAGACAAGCAGGTTTCACTCTTAACAAAAGATTAAGTCCGAAGTTACAAGCTTTAGATTATTTAAGTCAAGCTGACAACGTACGAACAATTAATTTAAACTTTGATCAACTCAATGAATTAAAACATAGTGTAAATAAATTAGCATACGAATCAAGAAGTGCTAACAATAGAGAAGCAACAAGAGCATTAGAAGGTTTATCTTCAACTATAATGGATACTTTTAAAACATTTAAAGTTGTAAGAGTTGAACCTGATGGCAAAAGAGTTGTTAACGATATAAAAGAATTATTTGTTGAAGTCGATGGTAAAAGAATTAGTGCGTTAGACTTTTTAAAACAAGGAGACGCTAAGTATAAAAGACACATGGAAAGATTTTATGAAAATCCTGTTGTTTCAGATATGTTGGGTCTCGGTAAAAAAGGTGCTAGAAAAAGAACAGAACCCAACGGAGATTATCCAGTGGGTATAATTTATGGAAAAGATCCTTTGACATGGTTTGACTTTAATAAAATTTCTAAAATGAATCCTTCTGCTGATGGTGCTATTTTTAATAAGAAAATAAACGAAGGATTTGGAACATTAGACAATCAACTTAATGTGCCAAGAATAAATGTTGATACAGATGAAGGTAAAGCTGTGCAAAAAGCTGTGCAATTAAAAGCTTCAGAGTGGTTAATAGATAAATATAAAGAGAAAAAATTAAGTTTTAATGAATTAAAAGACTTGACAGATAACATAACTGCTAACCTACAAGGCGTAAACTCAAAGGGTAAGAACATTGCTCTAGTTAATTTTGATGACATAATAGATAACAAAATAGGATTTGCTCCACAGAACATAGGAGAGGATGTTTTTAAATCAGCCAAGACAAGAGCAGAAACCAAAATAAATAGTGAGCTTAGAAAAGTAAGAAATCAAGTAAAAGAGTTAGAAAGAGACACAGAAAAAACTTTAGAAATAGTAAACAGATACGCTTCACAAAAAATGGATTCAAAAAACATAGTGCAAAGTTTATTAGGTGGAGGTGAAACAAGATTACTCGAAGTCAGAGATGCAATGCGTAAGAGTGGCATTAACGGAAATAACGTTAATAAAACACTAGAGAATTTACTCATAACAGAAATAGATAAAAGCACTTTTGAAAAAACAGGTAGATTAATTTTAGGTGGTAAAGATGGTAACTCTTTAGTTCCTGAATATAATATGGATGTACAAACTTTGAAAGAGCTAATAGGCTTTCAAGATAAAGACAAAGGACCTTTGGTTGCCAGTATTATAGGAAGAAAGAAATATAATTTTTATAAAAACATGATAGAGTTTTTAGAAAACGAATCACTTAGGACTGTAAAAAATGCTAACTTTACAGGTATCCCTAGAAATCTATCTGTTGAAAGTTATATAAGTAGATTCTATTCTATCAATAGAGGTGTTGTATCAGCTAGATATGTTGGAACAGAAGCTGTGCTGCAACAGTACAGGTTGCGTAATCATAGTATGTTTAAAGCACTTATGTTAAATGAAGAAGCAGGACAGTTATTTTTAAAAATGGTTAAATCAGGAAAACCTTTAAATCCTAAAGAAGATATAAGATTTGGCAATTTAATGGCTGTGATGTTAGCAAAAGGTGTAGCTACCTACGAAGAATATAACAGAGCCGTAGATATAAATTTAGGAGATGGACAATTATTTAGAATAGACTCTGAAATAAGATTAAGACAAGACCCTAGAATAAAGTCTGCTTTTCAAGAAGAGTTTGATAAACGAGTAAGAGGGATACCATTAAAAGTGCCATTCAGTGAAGATGGCAAAAGAATAATAGATTTACCACGTCAATAAAGGAGACAGCAAATGAAGATGTACAACAATGGACAAAGACCAACTAAAATGTATGGGGGTGGCATGGCAAGTCCACGTAAACCTATGCAAATGGGTGGACTAGCTCAAAAAAATAGACAACAACAAAACCCAATGACACCTAAAACTGCAGATGCTATGGGCATGATGACAGACCAAAAGAAATTTGGTATGGGTTACAATTTAGGTGGTGCTATTAAAAAGTTTGAGGGCAGACAAAAAGCAGCATCAGGTGTGAAAGCTGCAAAGCCAGATTTTTTAGATCTTGACAAGGATGGTGACACAACAGAGCCAATGAGAACCGCTGCCAAATCTGCTAAAAAAGGTAAAAGCAAAACTTAAATATAATTTCTTGTACCGTTCATTATCTCATCACCCATCTTCCTTAAATAACGAAGCAGTGACGCAACTTGACTTGTGCCAGTATACATAGGCAGACCTGAATTAAGTTCTCTTTCTAGATCCTCTGGCTTTACTGCTTCGTAGTTCATCTCTACGTTGCCATCTTTATTCAGATAGGCTTCTAACGAAAATAACTTAGCTTTTACTTTACTTTTGAATTGCATGGATAGGACTCAACTTATCTATTCTTAGATTATAACAATCAGCTTTGAACACAAAGCCGTTGTCTTGATCGATGTCCCCTTTTCTATATAGGGTAGCTCTGTCGTAAAAATCTTGCTTAGATATACTACCCAATATCCAAGCCTTACTCATATCAGATAAAACTCTGACGAACACATACGTATCACAATCTTGCTTTGTACCATGAAGTGCGACAGAACATTCATAGTAGGGCAGAGGTTTAGTGTTACAACGTTTAGTTTTAACATCTATACGTTTCCCATCTTTAACAAGATCATAATCGTATGTGCTTATCTCATCAGCAT